ACAAAACGAAGGATTGATGAAACATTATGGTTTTGATGGTTCAGATCACTTCAGATATGCGAGGATTTTTTAAATGGGTTGGCAAGCAGCAGTAGTAGGAGCATTAGGTGCAGCACAAATACAACAACAAGGTGCTATAGGTAAATATAATCAATCGATTGCTAATCGTAATGCTCAAGTTAAAGAACAAGAAGCTCAAATATTAGATGATAAATTAAATTTAGAACTTTCACAATTTGATAAAAAGTTTAGACAACTACAAGGAAGTCAAGTAGTTCAAACTTTAAAATCTGGAGCAGAGTTTTCTGGATCAGCAAGAAACATACAATTATCAAATTTGTATGAAGCTGAAGTAGAAAAAGATATTGCTAGATATAATACTGAAATAGGTAAAGCTAGAAAATTTGAAGAAGCTAACTTTGCTAGAATCTCTGGCGAAGTTGCTAGACAACAAGCAAGACTAGCACAATTAGGAACATTAACTCAAGTAGGAACAAGTTTATTAAGAATGGGAGATGTTACTTCATAATGCCAAAGATACCTACATTTACATCTAAAGGAACAATAACTGGTCAAGGACCAAGTGTTACGACTAATTTACAAATACCTTTAACACAAACTGTTGGTACTGCTTTACAACCTATTTCAAAATATGTTGAGCAAGAATATATAAAAGAAAAAAAATTAGAAGAAAATAATAAAGTAGATAAATTAATAGCAGATTCATATAAAGATAATAAAGATGGTCCAGTTGGATTTTTAACTTTATCAAGTGAAACTGGAAAAAATGCTAATCCTTCCGATGCTTCTACTCTTTATGATGAAGGAACTAACAAATTATATAATTATTTATCTTCTACAAAAACAAATAATTTTTCAAGATTTGGTAAACAAATTTTTAAATCTAAATTTTATGCTTCAGCTGCACAACTTAAATCAAATGCTTTATTAGAATCAAGAAAAACTCAATTTAAAGAATCTTCTGATGTTGATAATGATTTTATAACACAAAAAACTATTGCTCTTTCTTCACTTCCTAATGGTTCTGGATTAGATCAATTATATGAAGTGATAGATCAAAGATTAGATTCTAATCCCTATTATGTTGAACAACCACAACTTAAAAAAGATGTTAAACAAAAGTATCAACAATTTTCTGCATCAGCTGTTGCAAATAAAATGTTATTAAACGAACCAAGTTTATTAAAAAAACAATTACAAGAAGGTAAATATAATATTTTAGAATCAAAAGATATAATTGAACTTTCTACTAAAGCAGATTTAGTAATTAAAGAACAAAAATTTTCAACATTAACTAATGCTATATCTTCAGTTGGTGTAGGAGAAGTACCACCAAATGCTTTAAAACAAATTACTCAACAAACTATTTCAGGTAATTTTGCAGGTGATGTAAATCTACAAAACATTTACAATTCTTTAACAGATATAGAAAAAAAAGAATTTAGAAATTTTGCTGGTAAAAAAGCAAGAGAAAAAAGAAATGAGTTATTATTTGAAATTTCAGCAGAAGATGCTGCACTAAAATTAGAAACAGCTGAAGGTTTTAATAAAGCTCTTGCTGATGCTGATGTTGCAACAGGTTTAAATCAAAAAACTATTCAAGATATTTTTAGTAATAATTTAAACTTAAATACTCAACTAACAGATGTAAATACAAAAATTATTAATAACGCACAAGAAAAAATAATTATTCAATCTGATTTTGATTCAAATAATGCTATATCTGCTTTGATAGCAACTAATAAAATTAATAATGTTTCTGATAAATTTTTATTACCTAATGAGACAGAAGCTAAATCTATTTTAGAAAGATATGGAGAAACAGATTTAAACGATTTACAATATTATTCTAGTTTATTTGTACAACAAAACAAAAATCCTAAACAATTTTTAAAAACATTTGCTCCCTTTCATAGTTTTATAGATGAAACTAAATCTTTAATAAGTTCAGATGTTATTAAAATCTTAGATCCAAAAAGTTACAATAATAGTCTTACTAGATTTAGAGATGATATGTATTTATTATACATTCAAGGTATTAGTGAAGGGAAATCACCACTTCAATTATTAGATTATAAAGATAAAAATTTTATAGGAAAAGATTTTTTACAATATCAAACAGATAAAAATAAAATTTTTAAAAACATGATGGACAATGTAGAAAAAAAAGAAGTTGATGAATCTAAAAAAAAACTACCAGGAGAAAGTCCTTCAGAATATTTAAAAAGAATTAGTGAATAAGCATGGCAGATTTACAAACACAAACACAACAACTAAAACAAGGTGGTTTTAGTCAAGTTGAAATAAATAATTGGCAACAAGAAAAAGTAAAACAATTACAAGAAGGTGGTTTTACTTCTGAAGAAATTGTCAAAGATTTTGGATTTGAACCTGTTGATACTACAGCAATAAAAAAAATTTACGAAAAAAATTTAGCTATTCCTGAAATAGTTAATTATGATGAAATCGAAACAATACAGAGAGAAAATCCAGATGACAAAGGTTTCTTAGAAGCTGCTGTAGGAAAACAATTAGATAATGTAGGAGAAAGAATTGCAGCTGGTTGGAATACAGGTGTTATAGATTTAATTCAAGAAGCTCATGGTATTCCTAATATAGATGGAACAAAAGAAGATGGAAAATATTTTAATGTTGATTTTCAAGATACAGGTTTTCTTGAAAGAAATATTACCAATGCAGCAAGAATTGTAAAAGATTTACCTTTATACTTTGGTGTTGGTGGTGCTTCTTTGTTTGCTACTCGTTCACCTAATGCTAGTATTTTTACTTCTGGTTTAGTAGTGGGTTCTATTAGAGAAACATATTTAGACATGAGAGAGAAAGGTCAAGTGGCTAATTGGAATAATTTTTGGGAGATTTTTAGAAATGAAGGAATTAAAGCTGGGTTAAAAGAAGGAACGCAACTTTTATCTGCTGCTAAACTTGGAGGATTAAGTAATAAATTTTTGCCACAATTAATAGGAAGAGTTGCAGGATTTGAAGGATCGGGTGCAATCATAGAAAGAGAATTGCCAAGTAAGGATCAATTAATAGATTCTGTAATTTTGTTTGGTGCATTTGGATTAGGAGAAAGAGGAGCAAAAAAAATTCCTAATATAATTAAAAAAACTAATCGTGATGCAGTTGATTTAGCTGCAGACTATAAGTTAGATAAATCTGTCAAGCAAGATTTAGCAAGTAAAAATTTAGAAATACCTAGAGCTATTAAAAGAACAGTAGAAGATATTACAGGTAAAAAAATAAAACTTGATGAAAAATTTTTAGAAGGTTTAGAGTTTCCTGAAGCTGTTAAATTAATATTATCTAAAACTAAATTTGAAAAACCGAAAGATGTAACAGATGTTAAAAATACTTTAACAAGATTATTTATAGATAGATTACATCCTATATTAAGATTAGTACAAAGAGTTGAAAGTACCAAAAATACTAAAGGTCAATTAAATGTTTATGAACAATTTAGAATATTAGTTGGTATGACAAATAGAGGAGGTTCTTTTATTGATAGAGCAACTCAAACAGTTAATCTTGAAAATAAAGGTAAACCTTTAAAACAAGTTTTAGAACCATTAAAATTTGAAAATGCCGAAGCACCTTTAACTAAATTAGGAGTTTCAAATAAAAAATTGAATGAACAAGGTATTAAAAAACAATATGCCGAACTTAATGCTTATCTTATTGCAAGAAGAGCTTTAGAATATGATAGAAGAGGTTTTAAACATCCTTTTGATTCACAAGCAGCAAAAGAAACAATACAAATTTTAAAAAATAAATATGATCCTATTGCAAAAGAAATAGATATTTATAATAGACAGCTACTTGAGTATGCAAGAGATTTAAAATTAATAGATAAACAAGCATTTGATGCAATGGTAGAAGCTAATAAAAGTTATGTTCCATTTTCAAGAGTTTTAGAAACTGTAAAAGGAGAAAAACCTTCTAAGTATGGCGGAGTATCAAATCCATTTAAAAGAGTTAAGGGTGATAAAGAATTAAGTGTATTTGATCCTATCGAAACAATATATTCTAATACTTTTAAAATAGTAAAACTTGCTGAAAGAAATAATGCCTTAATTAAATTTTTTGATTTTGTAGAAAAAAACAAATCTTCATTTCCAGATATTAATAAAAAAATAGAAACAAAACAAACCAAGATAGAAAGAAAAGAATTAGAAAAAGTATTAGATGATCCATCTGCTATTAATGATGCTGCCATTGAAAACTTTAAAGTATTTAGAAAATCATTTGTAAAGCCAGATGGTTCTTCAGTTACAGTATATCGTAATGGCAAATATGAAGTTTGGGATGTAGGTAAAGAACTAGCAGATTCTTTATCAGAATTTAATCCTCAAGAAATGGGAGTCATTATTAGAGCTATTGGAACTCCTGCTAGACTTCTTCGTGCTGGTGCTACTACATCACCAGACTTTGTGTTTTCAAATATTGGAAGAGATACAGTTCTTGGAGCTGTATTTAGTAAGAGTGGATTTATACCTATATGGAGTTCGTTAGAAGGAGGTTTAACCATGCTTCTTGGAAAGACAGGTGTAAGTAAAAAAGCTAAAAAAATTATGCAAGATTGGGAAAAATCTGGTGGTATGCAATCAACTCTTATTTCTTTAGATAGAATGGTTAATGATAAAAGTGCATTTAAAATTTTAAATGGACAACAAATAAGAAATAAAGTTTTTAATCCTTTGGAAATACTAAGAACATTATCAGAGATTGGTGAGAATATAACTAGATTGGGAGAGTTTCAAAAAGCATATAAAAAAGCTGGTAAAGAAGGATTGAAAGGTAGAGAACAAATAGAAAGAGCTGGATTTGAATCAAGAGATATTACAATAGATTACGCAAAAATGGGTGCATATATGAAAGGAGTTAATGCAATATCTGCTTTCTATAATGCAAGAGTTCAAGGTTATGTTAAAATTTATGATGGTTTTAAACAAAGACCTGGTCGAACAATAGCCACAATTACAGCAGGTATTATCATGCCTTCAGTATATTTTTGGTTTGCAAACAGAGATAATGAAATTTATCAAAGACAACCACAATGGGTGAAAGATAATTATTGGGTGGTTGTTGTAGGAGATACACCTTATAGAATACCAAAACCTTTTGATCTTGGAGTTGTATTTGGAACTGGTATGGAACAATTTTTAGATTATTGGTATGGCAATGAAGCTAATGCAAAAAATGATTTATCAAGATTTGTTACAGAATTTGTTTTTTCACAATTAAGAAACTTAAATCCTTTGCCTACAATCTTAGTTCCTCCAATAGAACAAAAAACTAATTATAGTATATTTAAAGGTAAACCTTTAGTTCCAGATTATATGGATAGACAGTTATTAGGACCATATCAATTTAATCCCTACACAACTGAAACATCTAAATTATTATCAAGAACTTTAGCAGCGATGATTGGAGATCATAATGCACCATCACCAATAGTTATTGATAACTATATAAAAGGTTGGACTGGTGGATTAGGTAATTATTTTATGATGGCATTAGATAAAGCATTAATTGAAACTGGCATAATAGATGATCCTATTAGACCAACAGATTCATTAACTAAAATACCAGGATTAAGAGCATTTAATTTAAGAGATCCGAGTATGCAATCAGAGTTTATTACTGATTTTTATGAAGAATATAAAAAATATAAAAAATATAAACCAACTATTGAAAAACTTAAAAAAGATGGAGATTTTAAGGAAGCAGCAAAACTAGCAAAAAGAAAAAAATTAATAGATAAAAATATAGCTGTATTAGAAAGATATAAAACTATTATAGACCAACATAACGAATATGTTAGAAAAGCATTTAATATGAAAAATGTAGACCCAGATCAGAAACAACAAATAATAGATGATATGGTTTTTATGAGTATTAAGATGGCTCAAGAAGCATTAAAAATATTGTATTACGAGCCTAATAATGATAGTTGATAAAATGAAGGATAAATAATATAGACATTTAATATGACAATATCATCAACAACAGTAAAAAATTCATATTCAGGCAATGGTAGTAATGACACCTTTGTTTATGGTTTTAAGATATTTGCCAATACAGATTTACAAGTTATCATTAGGTCTGCTGCAGGAACAGAGACAACCAAAACTTTAACAACTCATTATACAGTCACAGGTGTAGGTAGTGCTTCAGGAGGTAATGTCGTATTTACTGCAGGCAATATTCCTACTGCCACAGAGACAGTTGTTTTAATTAGGAATGTCCCGCAAACTCAAGCGATAGATTATATCGCTAATGATCCATTCCCTGCGGAGACACACGAAGAGGGTTTGGATCGTGCAACCATGACAACTCAACAAGTTCAAGAAGAACTTAATAGATCCATAAAACTTTCAAGAACGAACACCATGACCTCTACAGAATTTACTGTGGGTGCAACAGAAAGAGCTAATAAAATTCTAGCTTTTGATAGTGCAGGAGAAATTTCAGTAACACAAGAATTAGGAACATACCAAGGAACAGACGCAACAGTAACTACAGAAGCCTATGTGGTAAGAGATATAGTTAAATCAACAACTACAGCTCAACTTAACAATGTTTATATTTGTATAGCTAATTCTGTTGTTGGAGATAGTTTAACAGATACAGATCATTTTGAATTATTAGTTGATGCGGTATCAGCGGCAACGAGTGCAACAGCTGCTGCAACTTCTGCTACAGCAAGTGCTACTAGTGCAACAGCGAGTGCGACTTCCGCTACAGCTTCTGCAAACTCTGCGACAGCTGCAGCTACTTCTGCAACTAATGCTGCAACGAGTGAAACTAATGCGGCAGCATCTTTTGATAGTTTTGACGATAGATACTTAGGTGCTAAGTCAAGTGATCCAACAGTCGACAACGATGGTAATGCTTTATTAACTGGAGCATTATATTTTAATTCTTCAGATAATGTAATGAAAAATTACACAGGTTCTGCTTGGGAAACTTTAAAACCTAGTTCATCTGAACAAACCAATATTAATACTTTAGCTGCTGCGGATGTAGTAGCAGATATGGCGATCTTAGCCACAGCAGATATTGTTGCTGACATGAATACTTTAGGAACAGCAGATGTAGTCTCTGACATGAACACGTTAGCTACAGCAGATGTCGTTTCAGATATGAATACTCTTGCAACAGCAGACGTTGTGGCAGATATGAATACATTAGGAACTGCTGATGTAGTAGCTGATATGAACACATTAGGAACTGCAGATGTGGTAAGTGATATGAATACTTTAGGTACAGCAACTAATGTAACTAACATGGCAACTGTTGCTGCAAATATTACAGGAGTTAATTCTTTTGCAGAAAGATATAGAGTTGAAAGCTCAGATCCTTCAACATCATTAGACGAAGGTGATCTTGCATTTAACACGACAGATAATAATTTAAAATTTTACAATGGAACAGCATGGACTGCTATAGCACCAGGTATATCTAATGTTGTTGATGATTCTACACCACAATTAGGTGGCAACTTAGATGTTAATAGTAATTCAATCGTTTCAGTTTCAAATGGTGATATTGCAATTACACCTAATGGTACAGGTTCAGTAGTCATTGATGGACTATCACACCCACAAGCAGATGGTAGTTCAGGACAATTTTTAAAAACAGATGGTGCTGGTAATTTATCATTTGATGATCCTTCATTTACACTTTCTTACACAAAAGCAACTGCAACAGGAGATGGCTCAACAACTACTTTAACGATTGATAGCGGTAGAGCAGTAGATGATGTCTTAGTTTATGTTAATGGTTTCTTATTAACTCCAACTACTGACTATACAATTTCAGGAACGACTTTAACATTTACAACTGCACCAGCTAATAGTGCAGAAATTGTTGTTAGATATTTACCATTAAATAATAGTGGAATTTATACTAACGATACAGCAACAGGCGATAACTCTACTACTGCATTTACAATAGATAGTGGCAGAACAGTTGAAGATGTAATCGTAACAGTTAATGGAGTTACATTAGTACCTGCAACAGATTACACAATATCAGGTACAACTTTAACATTTACTACAGCACCTACAACAAGTGCTGAAATATCAATTAGATACTTGAGGTTAACATAATGGCATTACGTTCACTACGTTCACATAATGAAATGAGGTATTCATGGGAGCAATAACTAGAGCTGCAGCAAACAACGTAACAACTGGTGGATTAATCTTACCAGCTGGTATTAATGATGCTTCTGTTGCAAGTATAACTGAATTAGCACAAGTAAGTGCTGGTGATGGTATTACTTTAATCTCATCACAAACTGCTAGTGCATCTGCTTCAATATCTTTTACTGGACTAGACAATACATATCGAACTTATTATTTTACATATTCGAATATTCATACTCAAAGTGATAGTGACTTTTCTGTTAATTTTTCAATAGATAATGGCAGTAATTATAATGTAACTAAGACAACAACATTTTTTAGAGCTTATCATAGAGAAGATGATAGTCAAACTGGTCTAGGTTATTTAACAGGTTATGATTTAGCACAAGGAACTTCAGAACAATCACTTGGTCTTAACACAGATAGTGGTGCTTCTGATAGTTGCATTTCAGGAAGATTTTGGCTTTTTAATCCATCATCAACGACTTATGTCAAACATTTTCTTAGTCAATCATCAGGAGAAAGTGGTACATATGCTATTAATAGTTTTGTTGCTGGGTATGGGAACACTACATCAGCAATTAATGCCATAACTTTTAAAGCAAAAGGCGGAGGTGGTGCTGGTGGTGCTGGTGGCAACATTGATGATGGCACAATAACAATGTACGGAATAGCATAATATGAGCATAGAAAAAACAAAGTTTTTTATATTTAAGAAAGTGAGAATCACTTTATGAGCATAGCATTATCTTTAGGAAATAATTTAACAACAGGCGGTATCTTTAAACCTACCGCAGTAAACAATACATCAGTTAATAATGTAACTGACTTTGCTGGAATAGCTGGTGGTGGAACATT